TTCGACGTATCCGCTTCCAGCGTTAGCGATAACAAGTTCAACGTCGCCCTGAACCTGCGAGATGGCGTTCGACCCCGACTTTTTGATAGACGGGAGCCTTCGCATCGACTGATCTTCAAGGACGCCGAGTGTCCCGCGAATACTGAGGTATGGCTTCTGTTCAGCAACGGGGAACGGAGTCCCCATATAATCACGCGTTGCGTTTGGGTTGCCGAAGCCGGGAGGGGAGGAAGACAGGTTGTCGTCAAAAAACCTGATAACTCCGTCGGATGTGCGACCATGGCTGAAGTCTGCACTTCCGTTTGTAGCGAAATCCCACGATGCCCCTTGTCCAATCTCGATCGGCCCAGACCCGTAGTGGAATGTCTTCCCGATACTGGACGAGTCTCTCGTAAACACAGCGCCGGTTCCGGCGCCTGTTGGGTCAACGACTACCGGAGTGCCGCTGTCAATGCAGATAAAGTATGGGTAGTAACTAACGGTTTTTCCAGTAACCGATCCATCGGCAGCGGTAGAGGAAGTGTTACTGAATGGAGGCGTAGGCATAAGTGCGTTGGCTCTTTGAGTGGCTCTTTCGCCGGGAGGACTCCAGGTAAAACCCACCGGAGACACAACGCTTCCCTTGAGCGTAGCCACAGACCCAGGAGACGCGTACGCCGGAAGTGGGTAGTCCTCATCTGTGAAGTCTTGCGTAAAGGCCAGTTCCGTAAAACTACTATCACGGGTTTGTGTGGAATAGTACCCATACTGGTCCGAAGACCAATAGTCGGACGTAGACTTCCACATTCTAATCCTCCACTTTGTTCCTGTTATCTTTATTGAGCACTTGTCGCTGTAGCCGGTTCCTCCATGACTCAGATACCACTGCTGGAAGTATGCTCCTCCGTAGTTTTTGAAAGTCTGTATTCCAAGTGAGGTGTCCTGAGAATCGACGTAAGACCAATCCCGAGACGTATAGGTTCCGTTGACTGATGTAGAACTTCGAAGTTCGAAGTCGTTTGTCGTATCAAAAGACTTGCCAGGAGCAGGGGAACTGCTGTTTATCCTCCATAACCTTCCAGAGGCGTCTATCGCATACGCTTTATCCTCCTGCACAAACACAGACCGGCACTGGTCTGGTCCGTACAGAGAGACAGATATCGAGGTGGCCGCTCCATAGGCTTCGGTCTGCGGAATGGAAGTGTATCCAAACCCAGTATTGGCGAGCATGGTCACGCCGCTGGTTCTTCCGTAACCCTCGGTGTAGCCGCTCTGCCAAACCTCGGCTCTCTTCCTAGTGCCCCACTTGGAATATGAAACTAGACCATTGTACATGCCTTGTGCATTGTTTGTTGCCCCGACAGCCAACTCGCCAGGAAGATCAGGCGGTGCGATCCAGCACCGAGGGAACTCAAGTGGCTTCGTAAAGTCGATTGATCCCTCATCTCCAACTAGTCTCTTCCCAAGTTTTGTGGGAACTAAAGGCTCTCTTACGGTGCCGAATAGATTTCCCCACCTGTAGAGAAGTGAATCGGAATCATTGATGGCAATCGCATACCACCCAGGCATTCGGTAATCGCTCCGATACCCGCAGGCGACGTCTTTCCATAGAGAAGTTCCAACTTGCCTGGGATGCACAACAACGCTTGTGATGCTGACTCCGGGCTCAAAGTAATATGACTCTCCAGGCCTGTCGATTCGGACAGACGACACGACCCCGGTTTCGCTTATCACCGCAGAGGCCTTAGCCCCCCGGCCTTCGTACTGTAGGCGTGAGGCAGTTCCAATCGGAGAAGGAACGCTGAAAACAATATCCAAGTCCTGTCGTGGGAAAGGCATCCCTCCCCATGGCTCTAAACCACCGGAGACGGTCCAGGCTAGTCCCGCAAAGGGTTCAGAAGATGGCAAACTGTACGATCGCTCACCATTTTGGTTTACCGTTACCAAGTACGGAGTGTACGGCCACCCCGATGAGCCAGCGAATGACCAAGTCTCCTTGCTGCCGCTCACGGTCCTTGTAAGGTCCTCTATCCTTGTTCCCGCCTGAAGGTACATGCGAGTATTGCTCGCGACGTAAGGCCGCTCGTTAGACGTGATAGGCCTGACCGTTCCGCTGCTTCGCTGCGTGGAGTACCCAGAGCCCCCGTCAGTCACATTAATAGCCGAGACGGGAGAAGGCTCAACGTAACAGATAAAAATAGCATCATCTGTTTCATCGGAGCCAAACTTGTCTCCCTGCTGTCGTTGAAAAATACAAACCGGCGAAATGCGACTTCCATCACTTGTATACCCCGATCCACCATTTAGTATTTTAATACCAGTGACGATGCCAGTGTAGTTAATCTCTATGTCACCGGGCGAGACAGGGTTTCCTCCAGCAATGGTTAGCGTTGGGGGTGACGAAAAGGATATGACTGGATTGGGCTGAGACGTGCTGTAGCCAGCCAGACCAGTAACAAACCCCGAAACTTCAACTTTGGCTTCTGCGCCGAAGCCGCCGCCGCCGGAAAACACAACCGAAGGCGGCGCAGAGTATCCGCTTCCGGACGACTGAACAGACACCTCGACGACATGATTCATTCGCGACGTTGCCGTTGCCGCTGCTCCGCTTCCGCTGCTGCTCAGAAAAGAGATGTTGACAGTTTCTTCATCTACTCGCAATCCGCAGAGAACTTCAAGGGACGTCACTGACCCACTTTCGACATTCGCAATCATTCTGTCGGTAAGTGTTCCGTTCACAAGAACGGCTGGAGAACTGATATACCCAGAGCCTCCGTCTGTGATGGTTGCTGACGTGATAAGACGTCCCATTTTGGAGACGACAGCCGTCGCAGCAACGCCCCCGCTGCTGTAGTTCGGCATTGAGACCGTCGGCTTCGAAGAGTACCCACCACCTCCATTAGTGACGTTCACTTTCGTCACTTTGTAAGACATTCCGACCTTTACGTTTGTTGAGGACAACCCATCAGTTAGAGTGCCGACTGGGTCAGACGTGTAGCCACTTCCTGGGCTTGTAACTATATGGTCACCGCTTGGGCCAGCAGTTAATAAGTATTGCATGATTGGCTCCGCCGTGGCGCCACTCCCGGCGTCGCCGGAATCAACAGACCACGAAGAGGCCCAATACTCGTACGAACCCGGCCTGACTTTCCTCTTAACGATTGATGCAGTAGGCGTTTTTGAGTAGCGTCCGATTTGTAGCATTAATCCGCCAGCGATGGGCGATGACAGAACAGCCCTCAGTTGTGCGTTAGTCGCGCCAGTTCTGTCCAGCGGAAGAGTGTGGCCCCACTGCCAGAGAGTCTTGTCGCTTTTTAGTCCCACTACTGCGTCAGCGGATGAAGCAGAGACCTTCAACCACGGACCATCATCAATGAGAACTGGTTCCTTTTTGTAGCCGTTAAGATTTCCATCTCCGAGCGGATGATACGACTCCCCCCATCCCCACAAGGAGCCATCGCTGGCTATGGCGAAAAATCGATCGCTCGTTGATGTGACATATACCCAGTCGCCTTGCTTAGTCACATTTGGGCTGAGAGTTCCAAGAAGAGGAACGTCTCTTGTCTGTGTAATCCCTGGACTGTTCGCCCTGAGAGGGTAATCGACGTACGAGTTGGCGGCCCATTTATAAATCTGAGGCAGGCAGCACGCGAGTTTTTTAAGACATGAAAAGCCGAAGTTCATCTGTCAGCACTCTGTCGCTATTAGAATCCACGCCGTTCCTTCTTGAGCAACGGCACATGTCTTGTACTGCCCCGACGATGCAGAAGAGATATTGGAAAACAGGTTCGTGGCCACCGCCGTGTTGGCCGTGTTCACCCCAAACGTGATCGTCTTGAGAGTGCCCTTCTGCCACGCTCCGGTGAATCTGGCTGTTGCGAAACCACCAGAGCCGCCGCCTGCGGCTCTCGGCAACTCGCTAGGGTTTCTCCCCCGGCGGCTAGTCTCAAACGCGTGGACTGCGTTCGCGACTCTCTGGCCGTCTTTCTGCGTGAAGTATGCAGGAGAGTTTGGTCCAGTCTGCTGTTTTCCCTTACCCCTGAAGAGAGCCATGTCAGGTAGCCCAGTACGCAGGAAGGATGGAATACGGATACGTCGTCAGCGGCGTGTCAGGGAGGGGCGGAAACGTGCCGACGAACGTCATGGTCGGATAGATTCTGAACTGGAGCATGTTGGGAGGCTGCCCTGGCGCTTTTGCGCTTCCGGACTGCAATGCCGCTGGCTCGCTGACCGGCTCGCTTCCTGCGTAAATCTTCACTCTCTTTCCGCTCACGATCTCGTTGAATCCAACGTCCCAAGTCTTCAGGTCCCACGTATCTCGCCTGTACGCGAGCGTAGTTGACGTCTCCCAGTAGTAGACCCTCACGGGCGGCGAGTCTGGATTTGCTGCCGGAACCACCTCGCTCTTTCTGGTGGATGTGATGCTCTGGCACTTCCAAGTCCTTGCGACTCCACCGCTCCATGTGTCTGAGTTGATTGCACCTACGTACAGTTGGGCTTTTGCGTAGTTGAACGGAGGCCTCTGATTGAACTGGATGCTCACCGAGAACTCTGCCTCGTCCCTGTCCAGGCCAGAGAGAGGGTCTCCAGCGCTGTTGACGATGATCTGCGTCGCAGAGTTGCTGTCTGTCGGGTAATGCCAAAACGCAGGAGCCGACGCCAGCGAGCCATTGAACGAGAACGTGGCTGGACGGAGCCAAGGGATAGTCTCCGTCTCGTCGAGGTACTTGTAGTTGTACGTGACCTTGTAGTGGAACGGAGACTCGCCGTCCTGCTGCGTCGTCGACTCGACGAGATACGCGTTGACGTCGTCGGGGTGCTGCTCACGCCATGCGATGCCTGGAGCCGCCGCGACGTTTCTGAGATTTGGGTTCTGGACGTTGGTCCTGACGAGGAAGATTCGCTGGTACGTCGGCACGCCAGTGAGGTCGGCATTGCGAGACCGTCCACGGAACATCTCGCGGCAGTCGACGATTCCGGCGAGCGTGCTCGTCCACGGGTTTCCTGTGACGCCCCCTGGTGTTCCGTTACCCGTTGGCTCTGGCATTGCTTACCGTCCCTGCATGTTGAGAAGAACTGGCGCTGCTTCCGGTTCGTCGGCAGCCTCGGCGAGCAGCCGCGTGTTTCTGGCGATCTCAAGTTGAGCCTTGAGCGACGGGTTGTCGTTGCCGCGAAGAATCCGGAAGAACGTGTCGACGCCTCCCTTGCTGCGAACATCTGAAGACTCGACAGCCCGACGGTCCGGAGCCAGACGGTCGAGGGCTGGCTTCATGTCTTCCTGAAGTTGAGCCTGGAGCGTCATCTTCCGCTGGTTGAAGTCCTCTTCTCCGATCGTGCCCTTGAGCATCTCCAGTTGATTCAACTGGTCCTTGAACTTCTGGACCGGGCTCTGCTCCTCAGCGCCTGGGATAGACTGACCAAGTTTCTCCATCGCCATCCGGAACTTCTCAGGGTTGTCCTTGCCGTCCTTGCCGTATGCCTCTTCGATCTTCTTTCGCTGCTCGACGATACCGCTGGCAAAGTTGTTTGCCTCGTTGCCAGCGCCCAGGGCCTCGTCTCTCTTCCGCTGAGCGTTGATCCTGGCCTGAGTGGCCTCGTCGGACGTGATCCGCTTGTTGGGGTCAGTCGCGTTGGCGGCTTCGTCGATCTTCTTCATCTGCTCTTCGAAGACTTGCTGCGGAGTCTTCTCGACCCCAAGCGACGACAAAAGATTGTCCCTGGCCTGCTTCACGGCACGGTCGAACAGTGCGAGTTGATCGGCGTTGCCTTTCAGGCTCTCGCGAACCTGATCGAGCGGCTTCCCAGCCATGCCGAACTGATCGGCAATGTTCTCGATCGCGCCAGAGAACTCCTCAAACGGGGTCTTCGTCACGCCGATCGCGGACATGAAGTCGTCGCGGAGTTTGCGAGCCGCAGACGCTGCTTCTTCGTGGGAGATCGTCCCCTCACCGACGGCGTCCGAGAGCCGATCCTGCGCCTCTGAGAGCACTTCAATGGCTGGCTTCTGGACCCCAAGACTTGCCTTTGCTGCGTCCGAGTTCTTCTTCATTGCCTCTTGGAACTCTTCGTACTGCTCAGGGCTCAGTTTCTGCTGAATCTCCTGCATCGACATGCCAGTGACGCCAAAGATGTCGGCGATGTTGTCAGCGCCAGCCTTGAGTTGCTGCGTGGCACTTCCGTCGAGGCCCACTGCCTTGCGTCGCTCGATGTCGAGTTTTGTTCTCTCGGCGCTCTCTCTTGCTGCGCCAAGGCCTCTTGAGCCCTCTGCGGATGTGAACGCATTTCGCCCGTACTGATCCTGGGCAGACGCCTCGGCGAACGCTTGCTCCCTCTCCCTGAGAGAACTACCGGCTGTCTTGCCGAATGTGCTCTCGACCATCTGCTTCTGCTCTGCGACAGTCGCGAGAGACTTCTCCTGGGCAGTGAGAGACTTGTTGTCCTGAATCTCCTTGAGTTTCTTCCGGTACTTCTCGACCGGAGTCAGGAAGGCGTCCTCCAGTGCTTTACGAATGTCAGACGCAAAAGACGTGTCTGCTTCGATCTTCCCCATGTTGCGATCGAACTTCGCCTTGGCGTTCTCTCTCGCCTGCTCTGCGGCACGCATTGCAGACTGTCCCTTGCCGAACTCGCCGCTCTGAAGGCCCTGCTCAATGGCGACGAGTTCGTCTTGGTAAGACAAAGCGAACTTCTCTGCCTGCTTCTTGACCTCGTCGGACGTCGGAAAGAAGCGATCGGTGGTCAGGTTGCTGCCAAGGTCTTGCCCACGCATGGCGGCTCTGGTCTGAGCGAAGGCGTCTTGAACAGCCTTCTTCATCCCCTCGGCAGACTGCTGTAGTTGTTCTGGCGAAATCACGTCGGCGAGGTTCAGGTTCTCATTGAGTCTGGCCCGAATCTCGCTGGCCCTTCTTTCGAATGCTTCAAGTGCGGTTTCAGACCGCTTGACTCCGTTCTCGTCGACAATGACTTGAACTTGGATTGTGTTGTCGGCCAGTTGCTGCTGAAGACTGTCGAAGTCAGCCCGAGCCGCCAGGAAAGCCTTTCGTCCAGCCTCTCCAAAACGCGCGGCGTCGAGAGAAAGGTTGACCATCTCCTCGCGTGCATCGGCGAGTGACGAGTACAACGCCTGCGAGTCATCGACAGGGACTTCGATGTCTTGTCCAGTTGATCCGACAGCGTTTGCAACGGACATCTGAGCAGTAACGGTTGCCTTCTGCTGTGCCCTTCTGGACGCCACCACCTCTGCAACGCTCGACGTTGCGGCATCTACCTTCTCAGGAGTCTTGATGCCTTGAACCTGAAGGATGATGCTTCTGATGAGTCTCCCGAAGAAGCCAGAAATGTTGTTGTACGCCGTCATGAACGCGTTCGTCATGGCGTCCGCAATCGCAGACGCTGCCTCTGCCATGCCTTCGAACGTGAGCAGTTTTCCAACATTATCGCCGAAGTTGGCGAAGTATTCGTACAGCCTGCCGAAGTTCTGGTAGACGGCCAGCAACGCAACGCCGATTAATGCGAGGCCAGCAGTGGCAATGACGAAGGCGGCGTACATTGCAACGCCGGTAACCAGCGCCGACGTGGCCATCGCTGCGTTTCCGGTGATCACGACCGCAATCTGTGATATAAAGGGCTGGACAAAGCCTTGAACAAAACCGTAGTACATCATCAAGAAACTAGCGACGATCCTCTGAGACGCCTGGATTGAGTTGACCAGCAAGTTCATCATGACGGTCCTGAGGGTAGTAAATATCGCCCCCCAGTTCAGCGCCCTTAGAGCGGCATATCCTCGCATGATGATCTGCCAGAAATCGATTCGGAATCGCGTCCCGATCGCGGCGAAGATGCCGCCCAGCACGGCAAGCGATCCAAACGTCTGCGCTATGAACACGATTCTCTCGATCGCAGTGGCGCCTTCTTTGAGCGAGCCATTCAGTTCCATATAGAAGACGCGGGCGACGTCCTCTGCGACGTCAAGCATTCTCTCAAGAGGTACGAGCAGTAGTTTGACCCCGTCGCCGACTGCTTTAAAAAGTGGGCCAGCGGCAGCGGCGTCAGTAAATGCTGCTCCGAACTGGAGAAGTACACCAACTAACCTCAGAAAGATATTGATAATCCGTGCGCCAACTTCTAGGAACTGCTGGAATGGAACCGTCGCAGCGGCGAAGACAGTCCGAAGAGGAGAAAACGCAGATGCGGCTCCTCCAGCGATGTCTGCGAAGACATTCATAACGGCGGCTTGAAGAGGAGCAAACGCCACCAGAGTGGTCTCGGTGAGGTTCGACATCGCTTCGCCCGCTCTGTCGAATGCGGTGTCGACGTCTTCAAACAGCGAGAAGTTCATCCCGCTGAGAGTTGTTCCAAGTCGCCGAGAGTCGTTTTCTGCCTCGCGAAGTCCCTTGAGTGCCGGAAGCACATTGACTGCCTGCCGACCGAACAGGTCAAACGCGATGGCAGCCCTATCAGCCGCATCTCTGACGCTGACCAAGCGACCGGCGACGAGCGCGAAGACTTGCTGCGGAGTCTTGTTCCGTAGTTCATCTATAGAGATTCCGAGCCTGTCAAATGCAAACTTGGCTTCTTGTGCTTCTTGAGTTCCCAGTTGACCGATTCTGACCTTGCTGACGTTCGTGTAGAACGACTGCTGCGCTCTTGCGAGTTGACTCATTCCGACACCGGCAGACCTAGCCGCGTAGTCCAAGACAAGCATCTGCTCAACGGTGGAGCCGAATCGATCGGCCATGTTGCGGATGCCTTCGGCCTCGGAGCCAATCCTGGCAAGCGACTCGCGGAACTCACCCGAAGCGACCCTGGAGAGAGTGAGTACGTTCAGAAGCCCAGAGAGATACCGCGACGCGGAGACGGCAAACGACGAGACGCTTCCGCCAGCCTTCTCCATGGCTCCCGCGAAGAACTCTGCCCACGACGTCGAAGTCTTGAACGACTCAGCGATGGCTACGAACGCGCCCCTGGCTGCATAGACACCGGCGGCACTCGCTGCCGCTGCGCCAGCCATTGCTGACCATCTGGCGACGTTCTCGCGGGCCTCCTCTGTCAGGCCAGCAGACGCAACCCTGGCCACAGCCATGACGGCTGCGAAGGCTCCGACTCCAACGACGGCTGAAGTAGTCGCAGCACCGAAAGCGGCCATAAGTCTGGCGGTTGCCGACACACTTCCGCCAGCGGCAGCGATGGCTGTCTTGAGACCGCCAGAGTAGCGAAGGAACACTCCCGTCGCTGCCGTGGCACCGGCAACGACAACTCCCCAGTTTTGAATAGTCCTCTCTGCTCGCCCGACGGCGGTGATCACACCGCTTACAGACGCAGACGTCCCATCGAGCACGTCCCCAACGGCTGACACGGCAGAGGCAGAAGACTTGAGGACCGTCCCCGTAGACTTGCCCAGTTCAACGAGAGATTCGCCGTACTCCTTGATCTGCGAAGATGCCGACGCAAGAAACTCGCCGCCGAGTGAGCCCGAAACCCTGACCTTTACAGTCGGGCTCTTCTTGTCTATTTCGTCTTCAAGTTCCTCGACCTCTTTGACTGCCCGCTTGACCTCGCTTGTGTCAGCCGCTGGCTTGATGTCAAAGGACTTGCTCGACGCATCTGACATCTTCTTCGAAAAGCCATCCACTGACTTTTGAAGTTCCTCAAGCATCTTGCTGGCACTTGAGACACCTTCCTCAAGTTGGCCAATGTCAGACGTGAATACTACAGAGAGGGTTCCGATAGTTGCCATGAGACTTGGTTACCCCCGTGGCATCGCGGCAGCGAGTTTAGAGAGTTCGCCCATCATCTCGCCGACGGTTTGCTGACGCTTACGGTGGCTTGGCATGAGCATCTCCTCTTCTAGACGCTTGCAGCCCCACGCAGTGCATAGAGCCGTGGCGACACGGGCAGCCTGACGCCACTCGTCCCCCCATGGTTCAATAGACCAGTAAGACTCCCACTCTGCGAGTTCCGCAGCGTCTACTGTCTCTAGAAGTTCCGCGTGCGACCGTCCGAGCGCCAGTGCGAGCCGAAACTCAAACAGGCGTCGTGGCCGCTCTAGGAGTTTTTTGCCAGATCATCGACGTCTTCCTTGCTGAAGCGGTTCAACTTCATGCACTCGGAAAACAGGCGATCGAGCACGGCAGCCGACTTTTCGCCGAGAGTCGGGATTTCCGCCTCGGAGAAGATTCGCTTGCCTTCCTCGTCGCAGAGGCACTTGGCGACCAGTTTCGCCCGTACCATGTCGACGCTCTTGTTGCCGTTGACGAACTCGGACTCAAAGCGGTCACGCTCCGTTCCGGTCATCACCCGCAACTTGACCTCGCCGCCCCATTCGGGAACGTCGAAGCCGACCATCTTCTTGTCATCAGCCTTGAGAATCGCTTCCTTGCTCAGAGCCATCGAAGTGCCTACCTTCCTGAAATCTTAAAGGACGCCGAACCACGCATTAACTCACCGACCGAGCCAGACAACTGCAACTGAGTCATCAGTGCCGTTTGACTGTTGATGTATGTAGCGACGCCTGTTGCGCCGTCTCCTGTCTTCATCGCGAACGTCAGGAGCCGCTTGCTTCCAACCATGGTGAGGTTAGAGGCAGTCGCCATGTTCGTTCCGCACAGAAACTCGACCGTCAGTTCGTTGCCGTATTTTGCAGACACGCAACTGTCATAGTCCCGTACAACCAACTTGCGGTTGGAGTTGTACGGGTCACTGACTACTTCAGACGACATGGACGTCATGTCAATCTCGCTGCCTGCGTCAGCAGACACCGAGACTGATGTGACAATCAGCGAGTGGGTGCCCCACGTAAGAGTTGCGCCGTGCCCGCTGAGAAAGTCCATACAGTCAAACTAACTCTGAGAGATACGCAGCGTCGCCGAGCCCTTGATCAGTTCGCCAGCAGCGGCCTGCAACTGAGCAGACGTGCAGAGGGCGACCGTCGGGAGGGCCGAGATAAGCGCCGAGTTGCTGCCGGTGCTGTCGACGGTAAAACGAAGAACGCCCGTTGCGGTCATCTGCGGGAAGTCAAGGCCGTAGAACTCAATGGAGAGTTCGTCTCCGTCTTTGATGGGGGCAGGACGGTACGAACGAAACGCACCTTGCGGGGTGTTCAGGGCCGAGACGTCGACCTCGCTCACCTTCTTGTTGAACGAGATGGAAGTAAGAAGAAAAGTCTGGCCAGAAAACGAGAACGACAAGCCTTGTGCGGATTCGAATGCCATTGTTACGCCCCTCCTTGGACGCTTTCGTGAAACCTAACCTCGTAGACCTGATCGACCCTGTACAGTGGTTTGGCCTGTCCCTCCGGTGGACGCTCCATGTTGTCCGCTTCGGAGACCAGGGCCGCATATACGATTGTCAGCCCGTTGTACCCACCCGTAAAGTTGTCAACTTTTAATCTCAGAGCATCTGCAATGTCTTTGGCTTCGGTGTATGTCTCAGAGACGATCGACACAGAGAACGTCGCGACCGGCCTGCCGACGTTTCCGACCAAGGTCCGCTCGCGGCGTGTCCCCGTCCTGCGGTAGACGACCAGCGGGAACGGTGCGTTTTGCGGAGCCAGGATGGGGTGGATTCCGGCCGTCGTGCCTGAATCCAGCCTGGAGCGAAGCCACTTCTCAGGAGATGCCACGGGATAGTTCCTCTGAGAATCTGGTGGACATGAACTTCACGCCCTCTGGGGCGTAGGCGTCGAAGGTCTCTTCAAGGACCGACTCCAGTTCTTCAGGCTTGACCCACTTCTTCAGGACAGACCGTCCCTTGGTTCTGGGCCTGAGGGCACTGTCGAGACTTGAGTCTCCGGAAGTCTCCACCCCAGGCTCGTAGCCGACCTCGCCAGATTCAGCGTCAGACGAGAAGACCACTGAGTCCCTGAGTTGCCCGCTATATCCCTTGGGCGTAGCAGCCCTGAGCCTCGCCGAGAAACGCTGCGACACGTCTGCGAATACGGTCTCTCGGTCGAGCGACGTAGGAACTCTCCGGAGAGCGTCCATCACATCGTCCAGGCCTTCGATGCTGATGTCGATCACAGCACTTGCTCCCGGCAGACAAGTTTCTGGGACTCGCGGTTGTTCTGCTCGCTGATCTGGACGATGTCGAGCGTCCGGTTTGGAGTCCTCGACTCCCAGATCAGCCGCATGCCAGCCTTCAGGGACGGCATGTACCGGAACTCCACCTCATGGGTGGCGACCGTGTAAGGCTCCTGGGCACTCATGACCTCGTCGACGCGGAGCCCGCGAATCGCTGCCCGACGCTTGGCCAGTGCGGACCATGTGAGAGTCGACTCCCCGTAGTCGTTCGTCTGCTCGACGGCGACCTCGATTCTGACAGACTCTCTCAAGTCACCAGCGCGAAGAGGCATTATCGGTACTGGCCCCAGTCCAATGATCCAAGCATGATGTCGACGGCCATCGGGACTGGATTCATGCCGCCCTGGACGACCGCTTCTCGGTTGGAATACCAATGAGCCAAGATCATCAAGATGCTGTGCTTGGCCGGTGGGGGCACGTCCGCTGGGCTCTCGCCGTAGCCTGCGAAGTACGTGACGACAACGTCGTTCTCGGCCCCACGGCACGTCGGCCACGTACCGTTCCACTGCGGCCTGATGACGGCAGGAGTCGCGTCCATGTCAGTCCGGAAGTTCGTGTACGCAACAGGCGTAGTCGAGCCGCTGGACGGCACGTACATGACGGTCACGTTGCCGACCATCATGGGTGGCCTGGGGAGTTCAATGTCCCATGATGGAAAGCAGTCGAGTTTCATCTGCCACTGAGACTTGATGAGAGTCCTGTCTGTCACAGTCTCTACGTGGTGCCTCGCGGCTGAGATCAAGTTCTGGATGTAGAGATCGTCGTCTGTGAAATCAGCGTCGATTCTGAGATGAGCCTTGGCCTCAGCGATCGACACCGGCTCTACGAGAGGGCCAGAGATACGCTTCAGGGACCTGTACCGGAGATTCCCTCGCTGGACCATCTCGTAGTACATGCTCATGGCTTCCTCCTGCGGCCCTGCATGGCCCTCTCAGCCGCCTCTGGCTGTCGCGACACTGCTGCCTCAACGTCCAGCGAGCGGGCTTCTGAGGGCTCCTCAGCGATTCCATTGAAGAGCCAGTTGCGGCCAGTCGGCTCAAACACCTCGACCGTGTCGCCCTTCTTGTGATAGGACCAGTCTTTCAGGAGACGTACCTTCATCGGCTCGACACTCCTGCGTGCTCAGGTGATCCCCAGGCCTCCGGTGGTCGCCGCCCGCCGCGGTTCCAGTAGTGATTCGGGTACTGG